ACAGGTGCAGTATTCTCAACTGGCTCAGGATCGACTGGACCGAGTGTCTGGAATGCACGACGCAATGCGCGGCAATATCTCGGGAAATGCGACCGCGACCGAGGTTGCGGTGGCAGAATCCAGTGCGACGATGCGCATGGCGCACTTGAAGCGTCAGTTTCAGGAAGCGGTGGACACGCTTGGTCGTTCGGTCTCGTGGTACATGTGGCACGACAACCGAATTGTGATTCCGCTAGGCAAAGAGGCGGTCGCGCAGTTGTTGGAGGCTGAACCAGTGTTTCAGGGCGGCATTGGAATGCCCGGCTGGGAGGACTTAGAGGTTGCCGTGGATTCGTACTCAATGGAGCGCGTGAGCGAGTCATTGGTGCAGAAGCGGGCGCTCGAGTTGCTGCAAATTACGACGAACGTGGCGCAGGCTGCGATGATGATGCCCAACGTGAAGTGGAAAGAGATCTTGAGCGTGGTTGGTGACGCATTGAACGTGCCCCACCTTGCCGACATGATCGACTTACAGCCACAGCAACAACAACAGCAGCAGGGTGGACCACCAATGGGCGGCGGCGGCGGTATGCCGCAAGGTCAGTCGCGCACGAACGCGATGGGTGAGCCGAATCCAATTCCAGCCTCGAGTGTTGCAGGTATGGCAGCAGCAGCGAACAGGGTGTAATCATGGTTTATGAGTTTGAAGATCCAAATGGACAAATTATTGAGATTTCTTTCTCAATGGCTTGCGCTCCTGTCATCGGCAGTATTATCTCCCACGACGGTGTGGAGTTACGCCGCGTGGTGAGCGCGTCTGTGCAGGTTGATCCCGGCACATGTCGCGGACAGTATCCCTATGTAAGTCATTCGCTTCCGCGAGGGCTTGATGGGTGTAAGGTCACACGCGACAACAAACCAATCGTTATGTCGAAGCGCCATGAACGAAACATCATGGCACAGCACGGATACGCAAAGGACTAGCATGCTAGAACCCAACAACGTAACAGCAGAAGCAGCAGACGAATCAGTACCCGATCAGACTCCTGCACCCGTTGCGGTAAAACCCGTGATGGACAACGCTTACGAGTCTGAAGACGATGTGCTTGACCGTTTGCTCGGAACCGACGAGCCTCAATTGAAGGCTGTTTCTACGTCCAGCGCCTCTGCAACCGATACTGACTTCACGAAGGCAGCGAAGGCTTTGCAGCGCGATGGGGTACCCGCAAGCGTCATCGAGTCATTGGACGACAACGCTCTGAGAGCGTGGGGTCTAAAGGCAGCGAAGCGTCAAGCGGATCAAGACGAGTTCGGTCGGAAAGTTGCAGAAGAACGCAAAGGCAAACAGCCCACAGAGACGACCCACCCTCACGCTTCGGTGAGGACTGACGACCGCGAATCCGATGCTGATCCCATATCAGAGTTCGGTGAGTTCTTTGGGGAAGATGCTGCTGCGCCATTACGCAAGTTGTCCGAACGGCTCACCCGAGACTTCGACGAGAAGGCAAAGAGCCTTGAGTTGAAGTTTCAGGCGCAGTCTTCTTATCAGCGTGTCAGTGGGGAGTATGGCAACAAATCTCCCGACCAAGACACGGTGATGGAAATGGCTGCGAAACTGGGACACTCCCGTCCCGGTGAGTTTCCATCCGTCGATGCCCTCATCGTGGAGTCATTCCGTCTGTTGGCAGGACCACAAAAGCGTGTTGATCTCCGAGATCAATCCAGAGGATCAGCGGGCAGACCACTGCCACGTGTGACACGCGAAGTTGACCGCGACGATCTCGCGCTCGACGTCTTGCTGGCTGGCGGTAACCGAGACGATGTTCGCAAAGTTCTTTCTCGCTAAAACCAACTGGAGTAATCCATGCCATCAATTCAGACATTCAATGACTTCATGGCGACGACTGGTCCAACGTACCTGACCAGTGCAGACGCCGTGATCAACGAAGCAGTGAAGAACACTTATGCGTTCTCCAAACTGCTCAAGAACAAAGCAACCGAGACCACCATTCAGGGTGGCAATGAAATCCGTGACGTCATCATGTTTGATGACAGTCGTACCTACGACCACTACCAGCCCAACGACGTGTTCACGTGGCGCAACCCACAGGTGACCGACACGATCAAGGCGCCGTGGCGCTTCTCCATCGACTACATGACTTGGACCGATGCTGAGGTTGAACTCAACACGGGCGAGACAAGTGGCTCGACGAAGGTCGCGTACAAGCGTCTCAAGAAGATCAAGGAACAACGCCTTTGGACTTCGATGACCAACGGCTTTGAAGAGGATCTCTGGGCGCCACCATCGTTGACGAGCATGGAAGTTGAGACAGGCAAGTTGCCTTACTCGCTGCCATACTTCCTCACCGAACTCGGTCGCAACCTTGGTGGTGCGCTGGGTCTCCGTGGTCTCCGTCCATTTACTGCCGCAACCAACACATCAACGGTCATGGGTCTTGACCCAACTGTTGATCAGCGTTGGTCGAACGCAGTTGAAGCATACGGCTACAACTCAGGCGCGGGCATTGCCACCGAGCCAACTGCTGCGGGTGTTGAGAAGACTCTTACCCTCAACACAACGCTTGCGCAAGGTCTTGCAAGCACCATCACGATCAACCCACTCTTTGCTGCGTTTGACCGCATGTTCATGCGTTTGAAGTACGAGCCACCAGCAACCCGTGCTGAGTACTTCGAGAAGGACACCCTTGCTCGTCAGATGATTATGACGAGCCGCGATGGTGTGCAGTTCTACCGCCGTCTCTTGCGTCTTGCCAACGATACGTTAGTGAACTACCAAGACGCCGCGTACAACAACCCGACCTATTCGGGCATTGACGTGACGTACTGCTCGGATCTCGACACTGCGGCAATTTTCCCAGCACACTCAACTACGGTTGCAGATACGTTTGCTGGGTACGATGCAGTCACTGCGGTGAGTGGTGCCTTCTCTGCGTTTGGTACAGAAAACGGCGCGAACACGATTGCCACTGGTCCACGATACTTCTTCGTGAACGGCAACTACCTCACGCCAATCTTCCACGCCAAGCGTTACTTCAAGACGCACGAAGCAATGCGCCATCCCAACCAGCCATTCACTTACGTGATGCCTGTTGACTGCTGGCACAACCTCTTCTGCAATTCACGTCAACGTCACGGCGTTGTTTGCCCAATCCCAACACTCTGATCCAAGGAGGATCTTCCCATGATTGCAGGTATCATTCCCCCCGCGGGGTCACTTGGCGCACTGTCGCCACATCAAGTCCTTGTCAGTCCGATTGCAGCGGTTGATGTTGCTGTTGGCGATTGCGTTCAGTTTGATCTTGCGTCGAGTAACGCCACATACACCTCAGCGGCAAACCTTCAAAACTACGACGAGAACACTTGCCCGTTCAATGTCGTGATCAAGTCGGTTGCTGGCACGGACGGCGGCGTATTTGGTATTGTCACAACCGCAGCCGCCGCAGGCAACCGCTGTGTTGTCTGTGTTGCTGGTGTTGTTGATGCAAAGTTCAACGCCACGCTTGCAACAGTTGGCACCATCTGCACCGCAGGTACGGCAAACTTGGTTATTGCCGTTAGCGGCACTGGTGCGCCAGTTGCAATGACCTTGATTGCAACAACTTCGTCAGGCACATACCCGTGCTTGTTCAACGGATTCGTTCTCGGTTCATCCGCTGCGTAATCCAGCCTAGTCTGTCTTTCCCCCCGTCACGGTGTAACCGCCGTGACGGGGCTTCATGCTCAATTACGGTGGTCTCAAGCGGCACATCCTGTTAGCGCTAGGCGGGCAGCCGTCTATCGTGAGCGGTGTCACGCAATCGGAGCGCATTGCGGAGATCGTCAATCAGGCTGGTCAGTACTTGTTCACGAAGGCGTGGCGGTTTCGTGAGCGCACTTCTCGACCCATTGGAGTGATTGCGAATCAGAGTTGGTCCGCATTGCCGGGCGATGTCGAGGATATCGTCTCACTTACATGCAGGGGTGGACTAGGCTGGGCGATTCAACTGACGTCACCCGATCACCTCGAGATGTTGCGCACGACCAGCATCAACGTCACAAACGGCAACGCTTTCTACGCGGCGCTGAGTCGCCCGTGGGCGCAGAGCAACGACACGACCGCGCTGGTGGCAGGCACGACGATGCCAGCCGTCCGCATTGAGTTCTACCCTACGCCACCCTCAACTGTGTCGGACGCTGTAATGGTGCGCTACCGCTCTGGGTGGGTCGAGGTGAGTGGGGCAACGGCAACGTTGACCGCCGACACCTATCAAATCCCAGTGCCAGCCTACTGCGACTCGCTCTTGATTGCGTACTCGAGGGCGTTCGCCCTTGCCTACGAAGACGAGGGGCTGACGAACCGATTGCTTGAAGTTGACAACGGACCGCTGTACTCGGCTGCTGCAACAAAGGACGGAATCTCTCAACGCGACTACGGTCGCTTGCTGCCTCGCGTGGGGTCAGCGGGTGGTCATCAGCGGTATCTCGGTGGCACAGTTTCAGACCCAGACTAAGGACACACATGAAAGTTTACAATCTTGGATCGTTTACTGGCGCTACCACAGGCACTGCTGTTGAGATCGACGCGGGCATTGTGACACCACAAAGCCTACCAAGCACTGCTGTGTTTCAGCACGTTGGCACGGGCACGGCAACGATGGATGTTCAGGGCAGCATTGATGGCACAAACTACATCACCATTACTCTTTCGACTCTTGCTGCAAACACGGGCATTTCTGTGATGGTGATGCCGTACATGCGGGCTAAGTG